CAGCTTACATGTCTAACGTAGAGCGCTGGACTTGGGCAGACAACCATGTGGCCTTATTGGTGAACATGTTACGCTACACTATGCTAAAGCGGTTTGCAGAGGCTAGTGAGACGGGTGACCTTAAGGCAGGAATGCCACACTATAATGACGGGCACGTACGTATTGACCGTGACGCAGTAGCGGGCCTTAACCAGGAGCCCGGTGATGGGTTTAGGTGGCCAGGCAACCTTGACGAAGATAGCTGGCCTGGTTTTGAGCGGACTACGGAGTATGCTCCAGCGGTAATCACCGAAATGATAGATTGCCGCAGCCTTACCCAGCGCCAGACATTATTCGTCTTGATGATGACAGGGGCTTGGAAGCGCAGAAGTAAGTACCTTTTGGATTTTGACACTCCAAGGTTATCGAACGGTATTGTCTATAGAGGAGACCACGCCGTAGATATGGTGGGCTGGTTACAAGCTGATCCCGGGCAACAGCAACTTGATATGCCGCCGCCACTCAACAGTTCCGACGCCTGGGCGGCCTTGTCAGCCTATGTAGGACAGAACAGGTTATTCAATCAGTTTTCGACTGCTCTATACCTTGTCTGTGGGGCTATGTGTCAAATGTTGCCCGCTACAGCTGAAGGACAGCTTTGGCTTACGCGCGAGGTGCAACTGAAGATACCCCAGTTCAAGTCAGCAAGAGGGCGGTTTCCATTTTTCAATGAAGGGGAAGCCGCCTTGCTAAATCATAGAGCACTCCAGGAGTGGAGTTACATTAACAACACCCTTGAACGCATAGCCCTAATAGGATCTATAATGGCACAAGCATACCAGACGGGACTGGCCATTCGTAATATAAGGCTAAACATTGAAGAAGAGCCACGTGACATTTACACGTCAAAACTCACTTTCCAGAAGATGGAGAATCACTTCTCTGCTGCTATGGCGGAAGCACTGCGGATCCCCGTGCCACTGTCGGGCATGAGTGAAGCGTATGTTTACTATAGTGATGGTTTTGATGGTAGGTTGGCTGATTCTTGGGTCCAAACAGTCACTCCATATCAGACTCCTGCGCCAGGATATGAAACTGTGGAGCGCAGAAATTGCCACTGTCTCAGAGTGTGGACGCTGCCGATGGCTGGTGTGCCCACGCTACTGCTCCCACTAGATAGTTTCCCGGGTCTGACGCCGTTTGCACTTAAAGGAGAACTGGATGGTGATTCAATGCATCGTAACAAGTATGGATGGCATGCTACACCCTACCAGGCTTGGCACTGGGCATGGGCGGCGCGGCTATGTGGGTATGACGTCGAGATATCGTCCACATACCTGCTTGAGGGTGCTAAGCGGCCATACGCACCTAATGAGAGTTCGTGGACGTGGCCGCTGATGGTGACACAAGCTGCGCAGGGAGAGAAG